TGCATTGGCTGTTAAAGTTGTTACAGCGGCGTTGGCTGCTGCTACATTAGCATTGATTGTGTTGATCAATGAACCTTGAGTGGCTGCATTACCTGTTAAGTTATCTAAGGCCAAAGCTTGTGAGGCTGCATTTGCATTTGCATACACTTGGTAGGCACCAATGTTGGCACTGGAAATATTTTGACTACTAAGGTATGCTGCTACGTTGGTATTACTATATGAGCCTGATGTAAACGTACTATTAGCATATATTTGGTATGCTCCAAGATTTGAATTGATGTTATCAATATTAGTGGCCTGAGATACTGCATTTGCATTGGCATAAGTTTGGTATGCACCTACATTTGCGTTCAACGAATTTATTGCTGTCGCTTGAATCCCAGCATTAGAGTTGGCAGCGGTAATATTCGATCTCAATGAGTTTATTTCTAAATTGGCCGCGGCTACATTAGCATTAACTGCTGATAGATTTATATTACTGTTAATTTGTGAAACATTTGCAAGAATATGACCACCCGGGGTAACACCGTCATGTACTCGTAATGTATCTAAATCCGTATCAACAGTGACTTCACCGAGCGGACCGGTATAAGTGACGCTTACTGCTGTGTTGCCTCTTTTTAAAAGCACTGTTTTATCATATGTTATTGTCATTATATTGTTCCTGAATCTATAACTTCATCGCTATCTAAAGTCAATGGCATGCTTTCGTACCAACCTGGTAAAACTTCTAAATCAATTGGTGCTGTCCAATTAGCGTCAATGTATAGCGGGCGTTCAATATTCGTAGCTTGTTCAATAAGTTTTAGTGTCATTTTATAAAATCTTTGATCTAAAGCATTTACAACATCTCTAGGTATAGTAAATGCTCCGCGACCTTTTAAAATATTGGTAAATGTAACTGGCAGACTTTCTACACTGCCTTGCTTTAAAGGATCTTGAATATCCATTTGCACCAAATATCCTGTAAGATCAACAGGTTTTTGGTCTTGATTTAGCACTACAACTTGCATAGGATTGTCTATGCCTTGATAGATTTTAATTGGGCGACTGTACACGACTCTGTTCCTTGGTATGAAAATGGTCTGATCCCATAATTGGACCGTGACTGTATTTGGGTATAAATAAGCTAGAATTTGCATTATCTTGTATTTATTGAAAAATGGACGAACCCAACTACCAGCAATTACTAAAGCAGTATCCTTTCTTGACATATCTCATATACGGTGGCAATGAATATATTGGTGTGATACAAAATCTTGACGAAGTAATTACTACTATATACGATTACGGAGCCTTGCGAACTCTAGAGCAAAAACAGCAGTTTTTAGAACTGGCAGAAACTTGGTGGTGGGAAAGTAATAGATTGATTCCTATCAATGTGTTTCTAAAGGCAGAATGGTCGCCGTTCAGAACTGTTGTAAAAACTATGAACAGCAAAGATGTGGCGATCAAGTTTGGCCCGCAAGTGAGCCTAAAAGAAATTGCTGCCAAACGCAGCAAACGTAGGTCAATTACTCTTGTGCGTCGGCTTGGCTAAGCAAGTTCATATGTATCATAACAAGTCTTGCATAGGCGCAACTGTGCGACTGTTTGAATGCGTAACTCCCATCCTCAGGTTTATCCCAAATAGTTTTTGCAACTTCTTTCCACAGTAAGCCAATCAAGTGTCTCTTTGCAGGTCTTATGACGGCCAAGAACATCATGAGTCTAACATCCGAATTGACAGCTTCAGGCATTGTAATTAGCGTATCATAATGTGCGCCTATATGAATAAGCCGACTGCAAAAATCTGGATCATACAGTCTATCCCAAGCAGGTTCTTGACTCATTAGTTCGTGTAAGTGTTGTTCGCTTTTGATCTGTTGATATAACCCTACATTTAGAACATCTACTTTTATGTAACCCAATTCTTCTGCTGCTTGATAGTCAATACTGGCTTGATTTGTGAAAGGATCTTGAGGAATTTCTGTAAAATAAACACCTGTATTGTGCTTGGTGATTTTGCCATCGCGTATGATTGATGCCGCAGTATGTTTGATTACAGCAAGAGCTTGATCTCTATTGCCCACATCTATATCAATATCACTTGAAAATTTCATAGTCCTGCTTCTTTTAAGATGTGTTTACACCACTCTACATCGGCCATGTAATCTTTGAACTTACGATTCCAATAATCAGGATCAATGTAAGGAAAAACAATGGCCAGATGCTCCTCAGTAAGAGAGTCGAGAAACTCAATGCCACTATTGCAGTTGTAAACAACCCAAGGACTAATGCGAGCAGTGGTAATATGATGACAAATCCTATTATGATTGCCGTACTTAAAATAATGGCCGAAACTAGCAAGCCCACTATCTCCATCTGCATACTCCTCCATGGTTCGGAGGCTGCGCTCAAGTGCATCTTGGACCGCTTCTTTTCTGATATATTCATATAACCATTCTTCGTAAAATTTGTCCTGGCACCAGTGATCTAATTTTTTATTGTTCTTTAATAACCAAGCTGTATAGCTGTTGCTATTAACACAGCGAATAGCAACCAAGTGTCTACCGAACCGAACAAAAGCATTGTAATACGGACTTGCAACAAAGTCCGTATAGCCTTTAAGTTGTGCGCTACCTTGTGTAGTTTCATAAAATTGTAAATATGATCTAAGTCCAAATTGAACTCCTGTTTCGGTTTCTTGTTGCCAGCGTCGTTTAGGCTCGCATAGATGTGCTGCCAGTGTGCTTTCTTTTCTGAACAGCCGCTCACAATATTTACACTTAAAGTTCTGCTCGGATTCGCTTGTCATCCCATCCATGTTTTCTAGCTAACTGTTTAAGTTCTTCTGGTGTGTTAATTTTTACCAACAGTTCTAATTCATCTTCTTTATATTCCGGATAGATCTGTCTCAAAAACTTAACTGCTTTGTTGTTTGAACCTTCGCGTTTCTTTTGTTTGATCCAATCATGCCTAAATGATCCCATTCCCGGACTTACTGTTGTTGCCGATAACCACTGTAGTTCTGGATATTTTGCTAGATCAAAAAAATGTTTGTTTAGATTTTCATTGCAACTCAATAGATAGTATTGCTGTAGTTCTGAGCTACCTTGTACACTTGAACCCCAACGAATCATTAGATAATTGCTAAATTTTTTGCGTTCTTCGTCAGTGAGATCGCGATAGAAGTAGCGATCCTTGGTATCAAAGGCTCGCATTTCGTTGGCTATGTTTAGTTTATCGCTCATACTGGATGATGTGGTATGGAATCGTCTTGCTGGCTAAGTGCATACACTAGTTTAACACGATCTACAGCATCTTGTAAAGCAGGATTGGTTTTCGCAGCACGATGAATTTCACCCCATAAACGGGCTTCCTGTAAATCATCAAATACAGATTGGCTATCGTAATCTCTACCTATTTCAAATCTTTGATTGGAAGGGTCTCCAAATTTTCTTGCATATACAACACCGTCGTGTCTTTCGTAAACATAGGTCGCCCCAGGTTCTAATCTACCAGCATTTTCCATAGTCCACTACCTCACTTTGTCTTGATATATCCTTAACAAAATAAGCACACAAAGGTTCTTGTTCGCCTGTTTCTAAAGGTACTGCTAATAGCTGTCCTGGTTTAAGTTTAGGAAAATACCACTTTACATCTTGATAGATATCAACAATTTCGATCTGTTGAAACTCAGGTTTGAAACTAGAAATGGGATTGAAACAAAACACACTGAAACCACGATCATTTATGCTGGTCAATGGAACAACTTCAAGATCACCTAGATCTGGTTCACCAATAAGCACATTCCAATCAACTGGCATTTTAATTATGCTTGCTCCTATTCTTAAAACTAGTGCAGGACTGTTAAAACTCTCTAAAAAAATTAACGGAATATAAAAGTAATCTGGTGTTCTAGCATCTGAATTATCTAATACTGCGAATCTTAAATCTTCTACTTCATCTGGAACTTCGTTGAGTTCATAGGCTGTGTTATCTAGTGTTAGTATTCTCATTGTTGTAAAAGTAAAATTGCTGCCTTTTCTTGTATGATAAAGTCAGTATGAAATGTATATGGCTCATTAGGATACGCTTGAGCATATGTGTATATACAAAAATTTCTTGGTAATATCTGATGTTGAATCTTATGTCTTTCCAGTTGACAGCACCAATATCCTACAGCCCACATATCAGTTGTGTGTTTCAAAACACTATCATACATGTCTACAAAATATCTTTTAACTGTGTCTCTTCTTGATTGTTCTATACAGTGTTTGTCTTGAATATCCAGTTCCTCGCCAATTAGTGTAGGAATAGTATCACTTATATAATCACCATTACGAAAGTTTTGCAAACTCAAACCAAGTAAGGTGTCATCAGTCATTCGTAATTCTGTTCGTGCGCTATCTGTTGTGCCTATTATCACACGGTGTGCACCAAGTTTAATAGCTTCTTGGATTTGAAAACAAATATCTATATTGCCACATCCCGGACGGGCTAAACTTATAGCACCCATTATCTCGCTGAAATGGCGACCAGGTGCAGCAGGATCTGGAGCCATGAAGCTGTCACCGCATACTACTATC